TTTTCTTTCTTTTCTATGTTGATGTTTTCTACGATTTTTAATTGCTGTTTTAGAATCACAATTTTCTTCTGTATTTTTTATTTTATTATTTTTATTATTTTTATTATTTTTATTATTTTTATTTTTATTAACAACTTTGGTCCATTCTCCTTTATTATCATATTGATTCGAATTAATTTCAATTATTGCATTATTTATTTTAGTATAAAATTTTGTTTTTTTTTCCATATATTATAGTAAATATATTTACCACTCTAAATAAATGAATTATATATTAGTTGATATTGTAATGTTTATTTGCAATATCAACTAATATATATTTTTTATTATCATCAATTTTACTCCACAATGTATCGAAACTTATATCTATTTTTTGAATAATATAATCTGCAGATTCCTCTGGGAAAAGTTTAATTAAAATATCATATTTTGGAACATTATTCCAATATAAAATAAGATTATTTAGTTGATTGATTATATTAGATACTTCCATATTAGATACTTCCATATTAGATACTTTTATTATCTATGTATTTATTATAGAGATATATATAAATTATTATATTTTTCAATATTTATTAAAAAAAATATACATATAATAAATCAATGTTTTTATATGATACTAGAAATAAAAATATCAATTTACCATTAAATGGATGGTTCTTTCCATGTATTTTTTGTTTTACTATAACATCATATACAGTTGATATACTTACAACAACACTTATATGTAAATGTGAATGTAGAACAGTTGTTATTCCAGTATGTAAGAAATGTATTCATAAAAAATTACCACGATTAAAGGAAAATAGAATTATATATGTTTAATAATATTTGTATTATTGATACTGTTGAAGATTTTAATTTTTAGTATAAGCAATATAAATATTTAATAACTATATTTCTCTTTCATTAAATCTAACCATAATATTTGATGATTTAATTTTAAGATATTTTTTTAAGATAGTTAATATATCTATTTTATTATTATTATTATTATTATTGAATTTCCATTTAAATTCACTACATGAAAATAAATCAATGGCACATTTACCTTTTTCAGGCCAAGTATGAATTGAAATATGAGATTCTTCTAATAAAATACATATAGTTACTCCTTGTGGTTTAAATATTTTATAAGATGATGATATTATTTTTAAATTATACATCTCAGTTATTAAAATTAACATTTTATTTAAAAGAGGATAATTATTTAAATTATCAAATGAACAATTTTTTACATTTATCATGTAACTAGTTCCTAATCTTTCAGATTTAGGATCTGATTTTTCTATAAATTCATTTGGTAAATTAAAACTTGAAAGATGAATATCTTTATTATAATAGTCTGTTTTTATTTTTTTTTCAGTAAATTTTTGATAATTAAATGGTGTATTAATTGGATCTATTTTATGTGAACAAAAACAAAATGAATAATGACCACTTGCATAGGTTGGTATAAATACTTGGTATAAATTTGCATATTTATAATAACTGTTCATATCATCAATTACTTTTTTTACATCATCTTTCTCCCAACTGATACTCATACAATTAAATGATAAAATACCATATGGCTTTAATAATTTTGAGATGGAATCATAAAATTTTTCAGTAAATAATGTTAATGCAGTTGTATAATCAGTGGAATCTATTAATATTACATCAAAACTTTCTTTGTATTTTATTATATTTTTTTTTGTCCATTTAGCAGCATCTTCTATAACTAATTCTAATCTTTTATCATTATAACAACTAGCCAAGTCTGGAAAATATTCCTTACATACATTAACTACTTCCTTATCAATTTCTATCATAATTATTTTTTCAATATTTGGATGTTTACATACCTCTCTTAAAGTTCCTCCATCTCCTCCCCCAACTATTAATACAGTCTTTGCGTTATATATATACGATAAAGGCACATGGACTAGCATCTCGTGATAATTTTTTTCATCGTGTTCTGTTAATTGTATATCATCATCAATTACAAGTATTTTTCCAAAAAAAAGATTTTGATAAACTTTAATTGTTTGAAAATCACTTTTTCTAGTTGTTAATAATTTGCTATTTTTATATACAATATCAATATCATCATTATCATCTACATAATAATCATCGTTTTTTTCTATTATACATTTTTTATTTTTTCTACCAAATATAAAAGACATTATACTATATATAAGAAAATTTTAATAAAACTAATGTAATATCATTAATTAGATCATACTGTTTAATTAATGATATTTATATATAAAAATTAAATTTCCTAATGTAAAACTAAATATTATTTTTACAGATGTTAGTTCAGCAAGTTTATTACAAAAATTTGCGATAGGTATGGTGTAATATACTTTGTTATGACCGGGTTCATATTCATCGCAGTGTTTCCAACTATCAATATACTAATTTAATGTTCGTTTGAGCCAGTCTATTCCTTGATGATCGGCGTTTTAAATTAAGAAAGGTGTAATTATTTAATTATTTAATTATATCATAGTATTAGTGTTATAAAAAGGTTAAAAATCTACAATACTATCATAATGTCTGCTATCCATGGAAAATACTTCAATGTTATAATTTACAAAATTATAAAAATATGTTTTATCTGAGCTATCTTCTTGAATTCCATTGGATTTAATTTCTATTATTCCTTTTTTCCTGCTTTCATCATCAAAAATTTGATATATTATTAATTTTGGAATACAAAATATTTTACATAACATATTTCTAGCTAATCCATCTACTGCATAATTATCCATATGATAATCAGGATTTTTATGATATTCATGTTCTGAGTTTAAAAAACACCAATTATCTCTAATACATTTTCTTATGACATGTTGAGCAAAAAGACCAAAAAAAACATTATTATCATTAAAATATGTTGGTATGTTTGAATTGTAAATAATTGTATTTTCAGTTAATTCTATATTATATTGAGTAGATAAAGTAGTAATAATATGAATGAAATTATTAAAATCTTTTTGATATAAACTCACTAATATTGAATGAATTAAACAGTTTGAATCTCCAGGTACTATAATTATATCTCTGTAATTTAATATTACATTTTCTATATATGTTTTATCACTATCTTGTATTTTTTTATCAGTTATATAATACGAAATTATTTCAGTATTTGGTATGTATATATACTCCGTTGATTGTATTGCCAAATCCTTATCTATATTCATTTTAATTATTATAATTAAAATTAAAATTAAAATTATAATAATTAAAATCAATTTTATCATTTAACTAAAAAAAATGATTTATAATTAATATAATAACTAAAATATTATATTAATTATATTAATGGTATATAATGATATGAATGATCAAAAAAATATTAAAAATAATATATTAGAAATTAAAAAAAAAAAATGTGATTTTTGTAATAAAAAAATTGGATTAATACCTTTTGTTTGTAAATGTGATAGTTCATATTGTGCAAAATGTAGGTTACCATCTGAACACAAATGTACATTTGATTTCAAAACAAATGGAAGAGAAAAAATTAATAAAGATAATCCAAAAATAACTTCATCCAAAATAAACAAAATTTAAAATTTTTATGTTGTGAATATAAAGCAAATAAAATTATATCCGCTTGCAATAAATTTTGTTATATATATTTTTTAAATAAATGTACAGTATTTTGTAATGATAAATATTGCTCATTAATATTACCAATATTTAAATTCAATTCTGTGATATCAATATTTAAAATATTTTCATGATATAATATATCTAAAAGGGCTTTTGTTTTACTAAAACATAAGCCATTATTTACTGGTGTACCTGTGCATGGTATATGTCTTGGATCTATACCATCTACATCAAATGAAATATGAATAGGATCATTTCCAATAAACTTACTAATTTTTTTATATATTTCACTTAATTCATTATTATTAAACTCATCTACACTAATTTGTTTAATATTATTTTTTTTAATAATATCTACTTCGAAATTATCTAAATCACGTAAACCAATATATAATAAATTTTCAAAAGGTAGTTTATTATTTATAAAAGAAAAATACTCTAATTTATCTAATCCTGTTAAATAACTTAAAGGCATCCCATGATAATTTTTAGATTTAGATTTTTCATATGTATTTAAATCTGCATGTGCATCTATCCAAATTACTTTTGTATTTGGATGTTTATTTAGAGAATCTGCAATTGTACCAATTGCCATAGAATGGTCTCCACCTATATTTATTTTAGGTCCAGTAATATTTTTATTTGTTTCATAAAGATTTAAAATATTTGTAAATATATTATTTGTACATATTACATTATGTTTAATGATGTCTTTATTTAAATAAAGACTTAAAGTTTTGGGACTTTTATCAACACCTTTAAGTAACTGTCCTGCTCTATGTGGAAATAAAATAACATTTTTGAACATTTAATAATAATAATGAATTATTAATACTTTAATTATATTTTTAATGTAAATAGTTTAAGATTGTATATTTACATTTTTTATTATTTTTAAGTATTATAAATGGAATATGGGCTAAAATTTCAATATTCCTCCAGTTTGCCTATACAAATATTTTTAAAGGCAGTGATTTAACACTTAAAAACAAATAATATATAATTATTAAATGTCTAATAATATATTACCATTAAAAAAAATTGTAATGGCTTTACCTATAACAAAACATACACTTCTAAATACAAGATTACTTACAAGAAATCATATGACAAATAAATCAGTTTGTTATCCTAAAGATTGTTTATGTTCATATAATTTATGGTATATGTATAATTATTATAAATTCAATAAATGTAAAATTAATAAATGTAAAATTGATAAATGTAAAAATGATAAAGAATGAATTATGTTTTGAATTACATTTATATCATAAAAAACAAAATTAAGATTGATATTGGTTAAATTGATTAAAATCCAATATCAATCTTAATTTTGTTTTTTATACAATATTGAATTAATTTACAAATTAAAATTTTATTTATTTCTGATTCATTAAATAAATTTAAATCTAATTTAGATAAAATTTGATTTTGCCAATTATCTATATTTTGTATTTCTATATTACTATGAATATCATTTATATTTTCCAATGTTTTTTTATTATCAAGTGTATATTCATCATAATATTTATGAATTTTTAATAAATTTATATCTTTGTTATGTAGAAAAATAGAATGTTTATATTCATTTTTTTTAACTTTATAATAAAAATCTAATTGCATTAATTATTAAAATATATTTTATTTTTAACTCTTTTAAGATTTTGTTTACAGTTAATATTCTTTATTTTGTATAAAAATAATACGATTAATTTATAAATAAAAAATAATTTATAAATTATGAATGAAACATTATCATTTCCATATCATTCAGTTTTGTTGAATAAAAAACAAAAACAAATAGTGATAAGTGAAAATTTAAAATCCCAACAATTAATATTATCTTGTGCTGGTTCAGGGAAAACCTTAACAATTACTGCTAGAATTTGTTATATGATATATAAATTAGGATGTAATGCTTCAGAAATTATATTAGCAACTTTTAATAGAAATGCAGCTGAAGAAATGAATCAAAGAATTTGTAAATTTATTGGTTTTAATGAAGTAAATTGTGGAACATTTCATAGTTTAGGTTTAAAATTACTTAGAAAATACGATTACATGTTTTTAGATGAAGAATATCATATAGATGAAACTCAATTAATATTTTTAAATTTTTTACAATCTGAAAGAAGTCATATATTAAAAGAAAAAATAAAATATGTATTTGTTGATGAATTTCAAGATATAAATGATATTCAGTATAAAATAATAATAGAATTATCAAAAATTACAAAAAATATATTTTTAGTAGGAGATGATCTACAAAATATATATTCATTCAGGGGAAGTAATAATAATATTATTTTAAATATTAATAATTTTTTTCCAAATATTAAACTAGAATCAATGACGAATAATTATAGATCATCGCCAGAAATTATTGATCTCGCAAATGAAATACAAAAAAAAAACAAAAAAAATTTAAAAAAAGAAATGATTTCAATTAATGAAAAAAATACAAAACCCAAATTATTAATTTTTGATAATTTATCAAAAGAAATAAATTATATTGTAACATCGATTAATACTGATTTAAAAAGAGGTTTTGAAAAGAGGCAAATTGCTGTATTATGTAGAAACAATATGCCTTTGTATTTCATAGAAGAACAACTTCAAAAATGTGGTATAAAAAATAAATTACTTACATCAGAAAATTATTTATCACATTGTGTATCATTAAGTACAATTCATTCAGCTAAAGGATTAGAATGGGATAAAGTTTATATTGTTGGAATGAATGAAAGTTATTTCCCAAATCCAAAATCTGATATAGAAGAAGAACGTAGATTATTTTATGTTGCTGTTACTAGAGCAAAATATAATTTAATAATAACTTTAAATAAAAAAGATGCATGTAGTAGTTTACTATTAGAATTATCAGAAAATTTATTTATGAAAGATTTTTTATTAAGTAAAACAGTTTATAATACAAATTATTTACCACAAGATAAACAAATAGATAATTCAGTAACCAAGTTAATTAGTAGATTAACTGGAGAAGATTATGTTAAATTAAAAGCATTAGATATTTTTGATGCAATTAAATTTAATGAAAAAAAAATATACGAATCATATCAGCATCCAGAATGGGTAGTAAAAGAAGATTATTATGCAGAATTTGGATGTTTTATTGATTATTTAATTAGACGAATGATAGCAGATAATAATAAAAATTGGAATGGTAAATATTCCGGATTTTATGATAAAAGAGCTAATGAAGTTATTACAAGTGTATTTTTGAATAGCAATCTTTATTATAAATGGGGAAAATATTATAAAGGTATAGTTGCTTGTATTAAATTATATCAACAAAAAGGTAAAATCAGTAGAAAAAAAAAAGCTGATATTTTTAATAAATTTTATTCAGATTATGATATTAATAATGATAAAAATATTGAAATTATAATAGAAACTATTGTAAATAATATGAATTCATTTTCACATAATAAAGAAGATATTAATGTGACTAACAAGATTTATATACCATTTAATTTTAAAGAACTCTTTATTAAAACTTATCAGAATTATATAAATAAACAAAATAATTGGACACAAATTATTTGGGATATATTTATAATATCTAAATGCCATTCTGTTTGGGGAGATAGAAGAAAATGTTTATATATTGATATAAAAAAAAATGACGTTTTATCACTAACTACATTTTATAATGATATAAATCATTTTATAAAACAATTAACTCTTGATAAACGAGTATTTTGTAATCCAGATTTAAATGACGGACATATATTTGGAGACGCGGATTTAATAATTGAAGATGAAATATTAGATATTAAAACTAGTTCAAATAAAGATATGAATATCGAATATACATTACAATTATTAATTTATTCAGCATTAGCAAGATATAAGGGAATGAAAATAAATAAAATAAGTATTTTTAATCCATTATTAGGAATTTATTATTATACGGATATTAGTAATTGGAATAAACAAGACGAATTATTAGATTATTTGCATAATATAAAATTATAGCTTAAAGGGATTTGTCTATAAAAAAAATGTAGAATTACATGTGATACATAATTATTCCAATACAAGTTACTATACTACTACTAATATATAAATAAAAATATAATTTCGGATTAGATGTATTTAAAAATAATTTAGCGAAATTTTCACATAATTCTTGTGTGTCTTCAGAAGAAGACCCCATATATATATATATAAATTATATAATGTTTATATATATTTTAATATCTTAAAATAGTTATACGATTTATAGGAGTTTTCATTATATTTATATAATATAATGAAAATTTTTTGTGACGGAGTATGGTATTTATTTCATAATGGTCATGTGAAACATTTTAAAAAAATAAAAGAATTATATGACGATGTATATTTATTAGTAGGTGTAATGTCAGATGAAGATTCTACCGAATATAAAAGAAAACCATATTATAATGAGAAAGATCGAATTAAATTTATAGAATCGTGTAGATACGTAGATAAAGTTATTATTTATGAATCACTAACTGAAGATTTTATTAATAATAATAAAATTGATTTAGTTGTACATGCATCTGTAGATAATAATGATTTTAAAAAACAAGAAAAATACTTTGATATACCTACTAAAATGAATAAAATGAAATGGATAGAATATAATAATGATATAAGTACAACATTATTATTAAAAGAATTAGATGACAAAAGTTCAAATACTGAATATGTAAATGAGTGGCAAAAAATATGGCAAAAGAAAGGTAATATGAATAGTGATAATCATTATTTATTAAATGGATATGAAGAAACTGGTAATGACTTTAAATATACATTAAATGATATTTATAATAAATTAAATATAAATGAATCAGATAATTTATTGGAAATAGGATGTGGTACAGCATTATATGGCAAAGAAATATCAAATAAATGTAACTATTTTGGAATCGATTATTCAAGATCATTAATAAATAAAGCAATTAAATTAACAAAATGTAAAGTTTATAATTGTGAAGCAAATAATTTACCATTTAAAGATAATTATTTTGATAAGGTGTTTGCGAACAGTTGTTTTGAATATTTTAATGATGTAAATTATATGCATAGTGTTTTAAAGGAACTAGATAGAGTTGCAAAAAAAGGATGTATAATTTATATTTTAAATATAAGACATACAACTAGAATAGAGAAAGAAGAAAAACATAAATATGAAGGAGTATTTAATCATACAGTATATACAATAAATGACTTTCCTGGATATGAAATTAAAGAAGCAACATTTCAAAAAGATTTACGATTTAGTGCTTTTAAAAATAAAATATAATTATAATATATATGAAAATTGTATATTATTTAACTAATAATCCTTCACAATTTAGTTTTTTATATAATATATACAAACTATATAATGGCCCAATTTATTATCCAATGAAGATAGTCTTTTTTTAATTCATTATTGCATATACTTCCACCTAATAAATTATAATAAATTTTATATTTTATATATATATATGAAATATAAAATTTATTACAATTTTTATGGAGGATATGATGTTAATATAAGTGTAATAATACCATGTATTCCAAAACATATTCCATATTTAAATGACGTATTACAAAATATGAA